ATTTAGTAGAGTTAGATATTCATTTAGATAAACACTTAGATTTAGATAGTAGAGATGATGGTGAAGAACCTAGTTATCCTATTGATAGTTACTTAGAAATCAAGGGGCAAATTGTCGAGACCACACAAATGTGGTGTTCCTTGTCCAAGAGTTACGTAACAGTATTCTTGTTGATGAATTTTATTGGAAATGTTTCGAGTACTTCTACAAGTGCTGCAGAAGCCAACCTTCAATGGTGGCGTTTCTTTTTTGAAATTCTTACTTACATTATCGGAGGATGTGTAAATGGTATCATAAATATTTTATGGTACGGAATTCTTCTTTACTTTATTTTTAGTTTGTCAAAATTAATTTTGAAAGCTTTTAAAAGATTAGGTAAAGATTATGATGAAGGAATAACCTTTGTGAAAGCTGAATATAAAGCTGGAAGGAAGTACTTCAAGGATAAAGGTGAAAAGTACATTGATGAAGTTCGATGGTACTCAAAAATTTCACTTGGAATCCAGGGACTTGGTGCGTTAGCTGCCGTAGGATCTCTTTTTCGACGACAAACTTCATTTGCTGACCTAATGCCGCAAGGTGCTAGGCAAACAGCCAATAAAGTTGGTATGTTTATTACAGGCATACTTTCTCTATGTTTGTTTTTACTTGCTCCAATTATGGGAAGTAAAAAGATTGTGGAACTAATCAAACCAGTTCTAGACATATTGAGACAATTACCATATGCTTCATGGATTATGGATTATTTATATAAGGTTTGGCATGATGAGGCGTCTTTTGATGACCTCCCTGAAGACCATGGAGAATTTGTTGCTGGACAACGTGATGCTACTGAGGTTTCAACTCAGGAAGAATTGCGGAAGATGGCCGAAAAGTTTAAAGATGCTAATGTTAAAGGTGAAACAACCGTTAAATCAGAAAATCTTAAACGTCGAGCTAGTAATCCAGAATTAATTAGAACAGATAAGGACATATTAGACACAATTGAACGAAAAATGTGCGTAATTAAAGTAGATTGGATCATTGAAGATGATAAACCAATTGAATATGCTAGTCTTATTTGTTTTTGTAATGGAAGATTTGTGTCAAGAACA